TCCGCCAGCATTTACAGATCCAGTCTCATCCCATGCCGGCGCACCTAGACTGAGTTTAGCCGGTGTTACAGCACCATTAGCAATCTTAGATGAAGTAACGCCAGTGTTAACACTAGTGGAATCAGCAATCTTAAGAGTTGTTACAGCACCATTAGCAATCTTAGATGAAGTAACGCCAGTGTTAACACTAGTGGAATCAGCAATCTTAAGAGTTGTTACAGCACCATTGTAAATTTCTGCTGTCTTAACAGCTCCATCTGCAATCTGATCCGAATCAATGAGAACGTTATTTAAGATGTCAAGATTAGATGTTACACCTTCTTCATCTTCATAGGCTAGTATGCCATTGGATAATGATAATGATGTTAATCTTTCAGAACCGTTTGTTTGAAACAAGTCAGATAGTAAAAGTTTCCTAGTTTCGCCGCTCTGATCAAGAACAATAAATTCATTGCCCGTTGTTGTTTGGCCATTCGGCAGATTTGTTATTGTTGTATTGGCCATTTAGAATTGAATTACGATTTTAACATCTTCGGTCTGATCAACATTTCTTACAATTTTCTTTCGATGATCAACAAATAGAACCTCGCCAGTATCATGAACATACTCACTCGCGACTATAGAATCGATTTCATCTTGAGTATGAACACCCAACTCATCACCATTGATATCCGAAATTGTGATTTCACCCGCTTCAACAGTTGCCTGAAGAGGTACGTAGTTAACGTTGGAATTGGAGTTAGTATGATAGAAAATTCTATCATTTATTAAATCAACACGATCCAGATAAACTCTAGCATCTCCTTGCGATATAATCGATCCGACTGGATGTCCTACAGTCAGAACATTAGCATTAAACTGAATATAATTTACACCATCAAGTGCTTGCTCGGCATTATATTCAACACCTTCATTTGAACCGACTGGACTATCAGAATTTCTCTGAATATCTTTGATCAAGGACACTTGTCGAATTGGAGTATCAATGAGTGCATCGCCGTCAACTACTCCAGAGAATCTTGTGTAACACCCTGCATAATAAGAAGGAATATCTCTTCTTGGTTTTGCTCCAAAACCATCGATCGGAGCAACGAGAGGATTTATTCTGATAGTATCCACAAAAACTTCATTGCCGTCAGTATTCTCATAAACTTCAATTGAAGCTTTCATATAACCAATCAATGGATATGCCATGATACCTGCTCCAATTGGGCTATCTTCACTATATGCATATTCAATGCTTTTGATTTCGCCACCAGTCACATCGACGACAAATTTATCATTGTTATTAAGATCTATAGTTGGTATAGCAATACCATACTCATCAACACCTTTTAGTTTAATTATCAGGTCTTCTTTGGTTAAGTTTGAGCCACCCGCAGAAAGTGGAATCTTGAAATTGTAAATGAGACCCCCTGTAGCCTGCTTTGCATTAACCAAAAGGGTGTCACTATTTGTTTCGACTAAAGATTGATTAACCGGAATAAACTGCTCGGTATTGAATGTTGATGACTGATTATTTGTTTGAATAAAGCACCAAATATATCCATCCCCTGTTACCAAAACATGATTTGTTGTATCAAACGTGTCATATAGTTCAGATGGATTAATTGTAGACTTCAAGCCACCATTATTGCCCAGACAGGCATAAATATTATTGTTCATTGTCACATAACAAGGATAATCACTACCTTCCAGATCAAATGTTAGTGGATCATATGGATCATAAACTTTATATGTTCTACCAGATTCCCACCTATTCCTTGGTGTCAAAACAGACTGCTCTTTAATTTTAACCAAAGTTATAAGATTATCAAGGACATCTTGGTCTTCTATAATAGTACCATTAGGAAGGGGTACAAGAAACTGTTGATCATCTTCACTATAGGTAACCGAGTCTGGCCACTTATCACTCTTACCAATTCCGATAAAATATGAGTTTGGGTCACTTTTAATCTGATTTATAAAACCCTCACAAGAGTTTCGTCTAAAGTTATTTGTAATGATTGCTGACATAATGTTATTTATAAAGATTTACGTGAATTATTAATTGTTTGTTAGTGGCTTAAGTTTTCGAAGAAATCATTTATAACATCTTCGGGTATATATTTCATGATTATTGTAACAGTGGATTCAATTGAGGTTTTGTGTTTAACTTTTTCTAGTAACATATAAGCCTTGATGTAATCCTTGCATGTAAAGTAGTTATGATTTTCTTTATCATTGTATGCCGCCAAAAATTCTTTCCACGAATCATAGTCCGACGCATGTAACAAAATATCATTGATACTATATCCAGCATCGATATAGGGAGATGTGGGATCTTGAGTAGCTTTAATATAACACCAAATTTTGTGCGCAGTGCACACTGGAAGTTCGTGTAGATAAGCAACACCACCGCGACTTTCACAATAGTCTATGGCCGTTTGACCGTCTTGAGAACAGTCTAATTTATCTATTTCCAACTTTTTTAGATTTTGTGATGTAACTTTTATCATAATTATGCTATTGGAGATAGCACTTGAAGATTGGAGAGTTCTGCACTAGTACCCGCGGCGATTTTGATATAAGCTCCGGTCTCTTGTTCATTGAGTAGTGAACCAAAAAAGCCACTGAATACAATTGTACCGCTCGGCTGAGAATTGAGATTGATTGTTTCTGAATATGTGATAGCATTTTCGGATATTGAATCACCATTAGAATCATACACCCGCACGATCACGGTCGCGGTGATGGTTTTATTAAATAAATTTTCATTTGACCAGTCCAAAGAAAATCGATATGTAGGTAATATTAAGCCTGTACCCACTGTCACGGGATCTGTTTCATCTACACCAAGGATTGGATTTTCGTCGGTGAATATCGTTTCCCCATTGAAGATGACTTCAGTGACGCCAACCTCCCCAGCAATTGCGTCATCGAAGATCACATTGGTTAACTGGTTGAAAAATATATCCTGTGTAGGCATTATGCTTATGGTGTTGTGATGGTTAATACGGACCCAGCCAATGTATATATGGCGGCGGCAGGACCTTGAGGACCAGTGGGACCTACTGGGCCTTCAGCCCCATTAATAACACTTCCAGTAACAGCGATTGTCGTCATTTGTTGCCAGAAGAAGCTTGTCGCCGGTGTGTTGTCATTGGGGTCATACTCGAATTTGTATGTAGCGCCGTTTGGAATCGTCACACTTGCCTGATTGCCACCAATCGTCGTCGCATCCCCCCAATTATGAACAAAGGGAAGTGAGATCTCATTTGCCAGACCTTCATTGATAATAACATTGGTTGATAGATTAGTCCCAACAGCAGAAGTTCCAAAACCATTAATCAATAGTGGGGAACCAGTGCTATTAGTGTAAGTCGTCCCGAAGACATAATTCACGGCCTCCCATTCTTGACTTGTAGTAACGGCACTTGCGGTCGTTGATTCGATTCTTACATTGATATTAATGTTGGGGTCGGCCCCGAAAACGGTGCGCTCAATGTTAAAAGAAAAACCAGTTGATGATTTACTTAATATGACATAATCAATCTCATTTTCAAAATCTACTGTAGTGGGACTATTTGATACAAGTTCAATGATGACACTATAATTAGCATTGGTTAGAGGTGTCTTAAACGTGCAGGTAAACGTGCTATCATTCTCGTTGACGCCTGCCGTGCGGACAGTTGTAAAATCACCAGATGTTGTTGGATTTGGATTCGCGGTGGCTGCCGCGGCATAAACGCTCCCGGCAGCTATCTCACCATACTTCAACAATGAGGAGCCTCCTACTCCACCTGATGGGACAACAGAATCAACATATCCCTTTGTAACAAGGTGATTGTTGTTCACTCCCTCCGCGCCTAATGTCACATAACCATTGGGGTCCCATACAGGAGCACCAGTGCTTAATTGTGAGGGCTGAATATAACCGTCTCTCTTTACATAATTTACGATTGCTAGTTGAGTTAATAACTTATTGTTATTTTCGGGGATGTCCGAGAGTGTGCCACCGATAAAGACGGTATAGCCCGACGCATCTCCACCACCAGTCTCACCTATCTGCGAAGCAATCGTATCGATATAAGACTTAACACTACTCTGTGTAACCAGTGAAGTGCTACTATTGGCGCTAAGTGTTGGATCATCAAGGATGCTGATCGAGGTCGGCTTAGCACTGGCTCCACTTACATTACCTATAACAGTATAATCATCGATGGCAGCCAGATCATTCAATTCAACATCCGCCTGTAATTCAGTTAATGAAAAATGTGTGGACAATTCATCGAGTGTGATTTTAACAGTCTTATCAGATTGATCTAAAATAAGACTATCACTATTCGCAATGTTTGTCGTACTACTTAAATTTGAAATTAAAATACCCATATCTACTATTTATACTATATTATTAATTGTTTGCCCGCTAGTGTAGTTATATTTAGAGATGATTGCCCAACCGGCGATTCATCAGACTGATCTAACGTGATTAGCCCAATTGGTGCAGGGCCCCCGATTATTGTTATGAAACTTGATATGTTTGAGAAAATTCTACGATTTTCATAATTATCAGATAAGTTGTTTCCGCCGTCTTGTGTCAATAACATCACATCAGATGTTGATTGCTCAACTATGAAATCTCCACCACGACCAAGTCGATTATCGCTATAGACCAATGGATCAATCGTTGGGAATTTAATATCATTATAATTAAATTTAAGACCATAATCTACTGGCACATTTTTATACCCACTGATACATCCAGTATCCAAGAATTTTAAATTTTGAATATAATCATTTCGAGTTCTTATAGAACTATCAGAGTCCGACTTGGCAAAGTAATTGGTGATGAATATAATAAGACGATCGAACGAATCATCATCATAATTGAGTATGGTGGCGATGGATCGCGTGGCTATATTACCCAAGAGACCATATTGAAACATCGGCATATGGTCACCAACCTTATCACTGTATCTTTCGTTGGTGTGTGATTTATGTGGTGGAGTTAGACTCTTCAGCCAATCAAGATCATTATAATCATGTGTTTTATACAAATCCCTGTAATTCCTTGGCAGTGTCGCTTCATATGTTCTAGTGAAAGAATTAAATCTAACAAATCTCCCGATCCAATTGGTTCTTCGAACAATCAATAGTGAAAGTATAGCAAAGAACTTAAAGCCCGCGGGGTGAACAAGTTTATTAAATTCATTCTTCCATTCAGCAGCACCAATAGATGAATTAATCACATAAGAGAAATCCTGCCAAAAATAACTATCCTGTAGAACATCCGAGTTAGAAACAAACCCTTTAGTGTTTCTATATATACCCTCTGCATAATCACCAGAAGATGGCTTGAATAGTAACTCCCTTGGATATTGGATTGAGATGACATCATCATAAAAGATCTTAAAGAAATTAATGATACTATCCTCTGAACCTTTCGTGAGATAGTATTTTACAATTTTCTTGTATAAAGAAACTCTATCAAATGCTGCAGCCCTTGGAACATTTTTAGCGATTTCAGCTTGAATCAAATCAATATATTGTGCAGAAGTCCGATCAATGTCTTGCTCAATTAAGATGTTATTAATCTCTTGTGATGGCAAACCATCTGTATTCATATAAGAGTAATAATCTTCAATGAAGCCAATGAAGTTCTCCGCACCTTCTCTTAGATGCATGGGCACCAAAGAGTCGACAGTATTCGCCTCAGTTGTTGCGGGTCTCGCAGTTGCTATTGAAATATCCATTAACTATGCCTATTATATGTTGTATAATCAATTGCCCCTGCAGCACCACCGACAGAAATCGTATCAACATCTCCAGTGACGGCTGATTTTTTGACATCAATTCGAATCAAGTTATTTCTTTTAGCAACGACATCATTTGATGCGGGCGAACAATATACATTAATTGTTTTTGATTCATCAACAGGTATTGGATTGAATCGAAGGATACCCGTATCAGGTATCAAAGTCCCCACATCATTAATCATTTTTATCTGTGCGCCAGAATTATCCACCCTATAAGCATAGATTCGTCTTGTTGTATTTGATAGAGGCTCATCTCCTAGTCTAACATAATACCCTTGATATTTAAAATCATCTGATGATATGATAGAATCAGTACCGGTTATATCGCCATACAGCTGAAAATCAAATGATAACTCCGATGATAGTGTGTCAAGCCGCGATAAAATCTTTTGCTTATAAGCACCCACTCTAGCAGTTGAACTAAGAATTGATGCTTCAATACTATCAATTGATTTAAGGAAATTGGAGTGGCGAAATACTGTATTGAAACTTTGTAGAATATTAACATTATAAGTTTCCAATCCAGATTTGACAAGAGTCTCAAGTTCTGATTTATTCAGATCTGTTTGATTTGAATTATACTTAAAGAATATATTAAAATATAAATATGTAAAGTTAACATCAACGATTTCTGGAATAGTTGATGCAACATTTTTCGAAGAAAGTAATCCCTTCAATTCATCTTTCTGTGTGTTAGTTAATGTATTTTCAGAATTAGGTTTTACTGATATAAAAACTTTACCATATTGTGGAGGATCATTATCTTGGCCGCCCCATACAGAAATAATATCGGCAGCAGGAAAATCTCTTTTAATTAGAGCGAGATAGTCATCAACCGTAACAGCTCTCTCTTGAGATGCAAAGGTTAAAGGCGCGTTGAAACGAATTGATTCAATGTCTTCTTTGATTGCCCCTCCAGCCGCTCGTGATTCCAATATAATAGCTGATGGCCCAGGGTTACTCGACACCCATGTGAATGTTGTTGCACCATTTGTTTCTTCACCGGCAGTGCTTATATATTCAAGTTCAATAATATTCTGGCCAGTCGGTTTCTTTCCATAAATGTTATTACCAAATTCTATTTCATAATTTCCATCATGATTTTCTGTGATAAAATACACCTCACTTTCACCCGTCACATCTGTGAATGTTGTGAACTTATTATAAATTGAAAAACTATCACTCGAATCATTATCAAGGACCTTAACCCTCAGATGTGAAATATCTGCTGTATTATCTTTCAATACATACTTCTGACCCTTATCACCAGTGTCTCTAACAACGAACTTTTGGGATTTTAAAATACCTTGATGAAATTCTACGCCGCGGAATATATACTTACCAGATACCAAAGTTGCTTCATAATCCTCTGTGGTTATGAATGCATATGTCTTTCCATTAATACTTGTCGTGACTTTCTTCCCTGCTGGAATATTAAAACTTTCTTCAGAGTTATTAACTGATCCATTAAATTCTAGTGTGAGGGTGCAGCTGGAAGCTGTAACACTATTTGGAGTATAACCCAAGAGCTTGGCCCGAGATACAACATTTGATCTTAACTGTGCAGAGTCAAGGAATGTCTCATTGATCGAAGTATGAGCAGTGATTGCATTATAGTGTGTATTATATGCGAGGATATCCACCATCATATTAAGACCGGATCCTTCGAAGTCGAAGTCTTTATACTTACCGCCAGGGTAGTTTTTGTAATAACTGATAAGATTTTCTTTTATCCTATCAAAGTCTAGTTCTGTTACATTGAATTGTGCCATTATCGTGTGCGTTCGAGATAAAAATTAATTTCTTCTCTTTGGTTGGAAATCATCCCATCGAATTGAATATTTATTTGATATGCGTTTTGGTCGGATGAGTCGATCACCTCCACGTAAATATTATTTGCTCTTGGTTCATACTCTTCTAATACTCTAACAATTTCATCCTTGATAGCCATTTCTGTGAATGGATCAGCAGGATCAAATAATAGTGATGTGATGCCAGTACCTATCCGAGGCTGAAAAGGTCTTTCAGTAAAGCCTGTTAATACAAGGTTTCTTACAGACTGTTTCACTGCATCCAAATCTTTCAATGATGGGACATCTTGTGTGTTGGGATGAACACTGAAAGCCAGGGGGAGGTCAGCATACAATCTCCTTCGCGAAGTTACAGAAGATCTCCCCGTGTTGTTATCTGAAAAGTTATTACCCATATATTCTATTTATACTAATTCAGTAAGATATTCGGGGCCCGAGTCCTTTGATTTCCACCATAATTTTCAGTAACAGAACCGCCGGTGGATTGTTTAAGAGAACCACCAATCACCTCTGAAACATTACCTAAGATAGTGGAATCCAGTTTACCACCATAAACTTCAGTAACTGAACCACCAGTGGACTGTTTTAGTGTGGAGCCGATCCGTTGTGTTACAGCGCCGTCGATTATTTCCTCTTGATAGAGACCAACCGAAAGTTTTTCATATCCAGCAACCTTCTTGACAATATTACCATCAACTTGAATATTCCAATTACCTTTAATGTATGTAGAACAATTAGAATCAACTGTGAGATTACAATTACCAATCACATTCACATTCTGATTCTTAACAACAACTTGAAAATCATTTCCAACAATAACACTTGTCTCATCTCCAACTGGTGTGATCTCTCTATACGTACCAGTTCTATGAATGGTTGAGATTCTTTCCTGTCCTGGTGTAACATCGAATTCAACAATGTGTGAATCTTCTAAAGTATCTGTCGCTTTCTCATAAGCAATGACATGATTCTTAGGATACTGTGGTTTAATAACTGAATCAATGTCTGGGAATTTCCAATCGTTTTCATGAGCAGCATTTGCTGTGGGAACAACATCATGTGCCTCTCTTAATTCTACTTTCTTCGTATAAGAGAATGCTTTCTTATAGGCTTCATCAATACTCTTAGCGGCTAGTGGAGTCTCAGCAATATCAAGTTTTGTATTCACTGGATATCTTTTTTCAGGGTCTGTAAAACCATACTGATAATCTACAAGTGAAGACATGGAAGGAATAGAACCCATTACAATAGGGTCTTGACCATTCGAACCATCTCTAAAGAATCCAATCACCCAAGAACCTTTTAACAATCCTGTTGCT